TTTTTTACGTCGCCCTCCGAAGCAAAGGTCAGGTGGAAGACCTTCTCGATTGCGAGGACTTGCGTGGTGACCGGGAGATCGCGAGCCATTGCCACGCCCTCTTCGTCGTAAGCGTCTGCGGCCAGAGCGATGACCTCTGCGGCCAACATCGGGAACTCCTGGGCCAGATCGAAAATGAGCTGCTGCACCGTGTCGTTCGTCAGTGAGCCGGGTTCACGACTCCCGGAAGTCAACTTGGCGAAGAGCAGGCCGAGGGTTGGCCCGTGTTCAGACACCATCGTCATGAGGTCGTTCGTGGAGATGGCCCGAACGTCGAAGCTCTGGCCGTCCGAAAGTTCGATAGCCTCCCGCGTAATGCGGATGGATTTGAGGTTTCCCATAGTGTGTTCCTTGGTCAAAATTGGAGAGGGTTGGAGACGGGGGCCGAAACCCCCGTCCAGTGGTTTACGGAGTCCTCGTCGGCACGCCGTCACGGTAGATCGCTTCGCCGCTCAGGGGCTTCAGGATTTCCATCGAAAGCGGAATCTGCTGCCACTCATCGCCCTTCAAAGCATAGTCACCGTTGGGCGTCAACTTCACGTAGGGGAAGAAGAACTGGCAGTCTTCGCCTTTGGGGTTCTTCGTGGTGTAGCGGATCGCACACTCGACGGGCTCCGAACCGGAGATGACGCGCGAACGAGTCGATGCAGCAACCGCGTAAGTCACTTCAATGTCCGTGCCGTCCGTCGCGATAAGCGAACCTTCGATGAACTGGATCATGCCATTAGCAAAGTCCATCGTGTAGTCCACGCCCTCGACCAGTGCCGTGCCGCCGGGCGCTACCGCCACGGCAAAGCCGGTCTCGTCGATGCCGAAGTAGCCCACCGGGTTCGACTGCGTGACGCCGAGCTTGTAGGAGCTGCCGTCCTTGATGCCCGTCAAGGTTTCCGTTGCCGAAGCGACGGACGCCTGCGTCAGCGTGCTCTCCGAACCGAAGAAGAACAGAGCGACGTTTTTGGGGTTGATGTTGTCCGTGGTCATGGAGCCGGTGCGGTTCACTTCCAGCGGCACGGAGTCATCCTTTTCACGGATGCCTTCGTCCGAGCTGTAATGGTCCAGCGTTTCGGATTCGATGTTCAGCGAGAACTCCGGCGTGTTGCCGATGTAATCGTATGCCCCGGAGGCTACGCCATTCACGTAGCGAGAGACAAAGACTTTGCCTCGACCGAGAGTGTAGTTCTGTTTTGCCATGACGTGTTCCTTTCAGTGGCTTCTGCGTTCAATCTTCATAAGGGTCTTCCATGTTTTCCACCAAGTCCAGTGTGATCGTCAGCCAGAAATAGGCTTTAGCAGAAACCTCTTCAGGCGGTCGGACAACCCCTGCCCCGATATACATGCCTGTGACGTTGCGGCCAAGTCCCAAGATTCCGTCCTCGGGCTTGTCCCAATCCATCTTCCGCCGCTCTTTCGCGAGGCAGCGTTTCACGTCCGCCATAAGAAGGTGCGCCGGGTCGGTTGGATTCTCTTTGTCGTCGTTGACCCACCCCTGCACCATGAGCTCCCACGCCCCGGTCGCCACGGGCGATGTCGAGGGCGACGGGGGTTGGTCTAGCGGGATCGGGACTTCTAAGATCGCCAGCGCCGGGAGTGGGGTCTCCGAACCGAAGACGATCCGGCCCCGGTAGACATGCTCTTCGAGATCGACCGCATAACCGTTCGCCGGGTTGATCTGCTTCAGGGCGTCTGTCAGGCGCTTGTGGACTTCCAATCTGATCGGGTTCGCTAAGGGCATGTCATCGGTCCAATAATCGGAGAAATTCGTCGGCTACGTCTTTGGCTACTTCAGGCGTCATGGATGAGGCAACCCCGGAGCCGTCGTTGGACCGGAAAACCTGCGATACGGACGGGCCGTAAAGCAAGTATAGCCCACTTTCCACCCGCTTGGCGAACATCTTGTTATTCAAGGTCTCGCCGGGCCGGAGCCGGATCGCCAATCCAAGGTTATACTGCGTGTCTGTCAGGACGTTTCCGGCCCGGAGTGGGATCACGAAAGCCTTCTTCATGAGGCGGGCTTTGCCGGGCGCGACTTCGACATAGACGCCCCTTTGGCCGCGTCGCCCGCCGCCTACGATAAACTGCGCCAGAGAAGTCGCCCGCCCCTGCGCCGTGATCCGGGCTTCCAGACTGCGGCTGTTGGCCTTTTTGGAGACATACAGGCGCTTCTGCGAGGGGGAGACGTAGCGGGCCGGGAGGTTTACCTGATCTCGGATTTTGCGGGCGGCCTCAGCTCGGGCGTCCCGGGCTGCTTTGTTCAGAGCTCGTGTGGCCGCCAGCTTCCGGCTCTTCGAGTCCAGCCCGTCGAGAAGATCGACTTCCAGCCCGTCCATGAAGACCGCGAACTGTTCAGCCATATCAGGGTGCTCCGGGTGCAGTCTTTCCGACGAGCTCTGCCGTCGTGGCTGGCGTGACCTCTGCCGTGACCGTCTGTCCGTATCTCGGGCGCGTGTTGTCTACCCAATAGCCCTCTGTCGCGGACAACACGACCAAGGCCCCACGTGGGGGGGAGGCGGGCTCTCCGATGATCGGCGCGAGCTCGTCGCACCAGAAGACTATGGTTTCTTCGTCGTCGTGATTCTCTGCGTAGCTGAGGTTCGTCCCGGCTAGGTCGCCCACCAGCCCCGGCTTCTCGTGGTGGCGAATAGTGATCGGGGCTGGTGGTTCGATGTTGGGATCAAGATACAGCGTCGCTGGCCGCGCCATGAAGTTGTGGAGCGTCTTGCGGGCCGATTTCCTGATCCCTTCAATCGACATGCTTAGACCAAGTTATCCTTGGCGTCGGCTTTGTCGTCAGCCTTCTTGTCGTCAGCCTTTGCTGCGGCCTTCTTGGCAGGAGCTTTCTTCGGGCTCTTGTCTTCCTTGGCTGCGTTCATGCCGATCAGCTCTTCAGCTTCTTCAGCAGAGGCCGAGAACGATTCGCCAACGGCAATGGTCTCGGTCTTCGGGGGAACGCCCTTGGTGTTGTCGGTGGCCGCTTTGCCGGGTTTGACGCAGCGTTGGATGGTGGTCAGTGCGATGAGGTCCATGATTTTCTCCGTGGAACAGGTTCAAAGGGAAACCCAGCCCCCGGGGGAGCTGGGTCAGTCCTCAGCTTAGGTCGCGACGACCCGTACGCGAGCGGTGCAGTTCGGGTTCGTCGGGATCATGAGCGGAGCCGACTGCGACATGATGAAGCGAGCCGAGGGGTCATCCTGATCCCACATCTTCGTGAAGATGTCCGCGACTTCGAGGTTCGCCGCGTTGTCGAGGATCGCACCGAACGCTTTCACGCCGTCCACCGCAGGGCTCACGAACAGCGCGTCGCGTGGGTCCATGATGTTGGTGAACGAGCCGTCGTTCGACTGGAACTTCGAGCCGGGGCCTGCATAGCGCCACACACGAACACCAGAACCCAGCGTGCCCAGAAGGGTGAACGGGTTCATCGGATCGGTGCGGACCAAGCCACGGTTCACGTCCACGCCGGTCATATTCGTGTAATCCGAGTTCATCTTCTTGTCGATGTCATCGGACGCCATGAACGGAACCGCAGCTTTTGAGCCGAGGATGATGTCGGTGACGGAACCGCCGAACTCTGCGTTTGCCACCAAGTCGATGTAGGTCTGGCAAGAATCGAAAATGTTGACCCCAGCCTCGCCCCAGCGTGCGCCTGCGCCGAGTGCGACGGTGTGCGCAGTCTCGCGGCCAAAGTCCAAAACCACTTCCTGACCGGGGCCGCCGGTGGGGCCTTGGTAAGTGATGGTGATCTTGCCGTCGAGGATGACCTTGGCAGCCATGTAGTCCCAGAGACGGTGGATCGCGTCGCGCTGGTAGTTGGTGATGCGAATCACTTCCGAGTTGTAGCGAGCTGCGGGAGACATGAGTGCCTGACGGCGGCTCAGTTCGCCGGGCTGAAGTGCCAGCATCTCGGACGGACGGATCGCGTCTTTCGGCTTGGTGTAAGCCGGTTTGAACGATTCGACCCGTTCGCCTTCACGACGGTAGATCGGTTTGCCGGGCTCGTTCGGAAGCATGAACGGCGCGATGGGGCGGCTGGCGTTGATCTTCGAGAACGCGATCTGCTCCTGTGTGGAGAAGAACGAGTTCGGGAAAAACATTTCCTGCCACTGGCTCGTCTTGATGGTCTGGCGCGGGTCAAACATGACCCGGTAGAGATCAAGCGGTGTGTAGATGTCGAGGGTCATGTCGGTTTCTCTTCCTTTTTGAACTGACTAGGCCGCTCGCAGTCCGATCCTTAGATCGGGGCTGCGGGAGACATGGTTGTGGGCTTGCGGATGATGATGTTCGTCGGGGTCGGAGCCCCACGGAACGCGGCACGCTTCTCAGCGTCGTCGGTGTAGGTTGCATCCCAAACCAGAAGATCGGGGTTGAACACGCCGCCTCGGACGACTTCAACCTCGACATCACCTGCGGTCGCGCCAGTAGTGTCGGTGGCATACATGACAAAACCGATAGCCTCTGTCGTTCCCAGAACTGCCGGGATGAGGTTATCCGATGCGTCAAAACCGACAACTTCCCGGGCTTCGAGAACCATGTCTGCGGCTACGGGCAGCGGCTCGGTGTAGAGCTGCGGCGCGTCACCAGTTGATTGTGTCCGAAGACTGACCGGCGACGCCTGCCGTGAGGTCGCCGTTTTTCGGGTTGATGGTAGCCATGTTGGTTTACCTCTTTGGCTTAGGGTTGACTGACGCCCCGTTATTGGGCCGCCGGTTTGGAACTCAGTTGACCTTGGCGGGCGCGTAGCCTGCCGAGGCGAAAATGCCGTCAGAGATCGACATCTTGTCTTTCTCTTCGTCGCCACCTTCTGCACCCACTTCGGGGTTGCCATTTTCCATCGCGGCCTCAAAGCCGGATTTCTTGCCTTTGGCTTCTTCCTTGCCCTTGGGGGCAGAGGCTTTTTCCTCGGGCAGCTTGGCGAGCTGTTCGCTGGCCTTGTCAGCAGGGACACCCAGATCGACCATCATCTGCGCTGCTGCGGGGCGGTTCTTCGCCTCGTCGGAGCCCATGATTGCGGTGACGCGGGTGCGTTCTGCTGTGGAGCCTTCTACGCGGCCTGCTTCCAGACCGGCTGCGGTGCCTTCAGCAACGCCTTCGACCTTGGCAGCAGCGACCGCCTTGTCCATCTGTTCTTGAGTGATGCTCATTTGTTCGTCCTCTGCTTCGGCCACTTCGTTAGTGAAGATAACCATTTCTTCTTCCAGCGCACCGATCCTATCCGCGAACCCCTGCGCCGTGGAGTCCTGCGCGTCGAAAGTTAAAGCCTCTGTGGCTCTGACCGCATTGTCGTCGATCCCCCGGTTACGGGCAACCGTCGAAGTGAACACGCCGTAGATACGGTCGATTCTCTCCTGAATACGGCCTTTTACCGAATCAGGCAACTTCTCGTAGGCATTGCCGTCAACCTTGTGCTTCCCAGCGTAGATCAAGGTCAACTTAATTCCCATCTTTTCAAGCTGCTCGCTCTGGTCAATGTGCGCCGTGACGACACCGATTGACCC